GTGTCTTATCGTTAGCAGCCCACTGACCACGGAAGATACGCTCATACTCTTCCCATGCGTCTAGGAAGTTAGTATCGCGGTAATCTCGCCAACGGTCACAATGCTCAACAACGAAGCTAGTGAGTTCTTTGTCGGACTCCGTGGGTTCTTCCCATTTCGTACCTTCGTTGTTATCCATATTTTCCATAAGTATTAGGTTTCTCTAATTAGTTAAATGCAATATACACTAAAAGGTTTACTTTGTCAAGCTTTATTTGATAGACGAAGGAAACGGATTAGAAAAGAGGTCAGTTGCGTAAGGAAGGTAAGGGTCGTCGTAAAATTTTCTATTCTCTTTAATGTTGTTTTGACGGGAAGACGCGACACTGTTTCTTACGTCTTTAGGCAAGCTGTTGAACATGGAGAATAAAATATCAAATTCTTGAGTCATCGTAGGATCAAGATGTGGATTAGCTCCCGGAGTTGCACGAGCCTCTTTAACAGACATATTCCCTACACCGTGTGCTTGTATTTCTGTAGGTTTTGTACGGTACTGAGTGTAATCCTTATCGTTCTTAGGGTCTTGATACAAAGAGGTGATCCCTTTACGAGCCTGAGTATCTTGTACAGCTTTGCTTCCACTATAGTTGTAAACCATGCCGTACTGTTCATTAAATATCTGCTCAGCAGCTCTCAAATACTGTGACTCTTGGTCTGTTAAAGGAGTGCCGGATTGTTTTTTTTGTTGTAAGTTTTGAGCAGCTTCTTTAAGAAGGTTAAATTGCACCGCATGGGTCATTTCATGTGCCATCGCATCTGTGTCGTTTTTAGGAGCAATCAACGTATTTGTTTGATTCCTAAACAAACCTTCTTTTCCTCCTCCCGGTGTAAAGTTTCCGTAGCTAGGAAGTAAGTTGTATTGTTTCAAAGCTTCGTAAAGCCTTGAAGGGTCAAATAGATTGTCAGCCATATGTGTTCCTATAGTTAAAATCCTGACACTGAGTCAAGAGGTTCCCAATCATCTTCTTCGTAATCCTGCTGGTAGCTAGTCACAGCAAGTTGATCCACGTAAGACATGGAGTCAATCAAGTCATCGTGTACGCCTGAGGTAGGGAACATGATGTACTGGTCTTGGAATTCCTTCCAGTTAGCATCCTCATTCAGGGTGATACGACCATGCTCAAAGCGACCTTGTAAGGCCCATACAACCCTGTCTACTTTCTTCTTGTTCCCGTGAGTCAAGTCTTGGATATGACAGTACACGTTGTTCTTACGCATCAAATCTTCAAGGTAATGCATCACAGCATTCTTCAAGGCTCCACGTTCGATACCCACAGCGATAGGTCTATGTTCCTTGACAGCTAGGAGGATCTTGGAGGCAGTCTCCTTGATGTCCCACCTACCGTGGATGATGTCTTTGATCCACCAATCACCGTTATCTAAGATCTTAGCAATGGTGATAGCTGACTCATCTAAACGCTTCTTAGAAGCCCCTGCATTCTTAGCTACATCCTCAAAGCCAGCTAAGTCAATGGCAATGACGTACTCACCGTAGCTAGGCTCCTCTGTGTACTTTAGCCACTCTTCTTTGAATAGATCAGAACCAGCTGTATCGAAGGAAGACAAGTATTCCTGCTTAAAGGCAAAGGAGCTTAGAGTTCTCTCAGCAGCTTCAATTTCCTTAGGGTCGATAGTCTCGTTATCTTTGGTGGTGAAGTGCCATGCACCCCATTCCTCATCAATCTCATCTATGCCTAGCTTATAGACATCGTAGAACCAGTTACGACCACTAGGGGTAGAAATGAATAAAGCTCTACCTTTTTTATCGGACAGGGAAGCTCGGATGATCTTCTGCCACGTGTCTTCCTTAATAAAGGCACATTCGTCTAGTACAACATAGGTAAGAGAAACACCACGTAAAGAGTCAGGATTGTCAGCACCTCTAACCAATATCTTTCTACCGTTGACTAAGGTAATCTCTAAGTTGTTAACGTGAGCTGACTTGATGACAGGCCTACCTAAGTCATTCAGTAAGTCCCACATAATAGTTCTAGCCTGTCCAAGGGTAGGAGCTATGTACATCACAGCTGACCCTTCAGGACAGTTCAGAGCTTCAATGAGCAGGGTCACTGCGGAGAGCCTAGACTTACCACAGCGACGACCTGCTGCAACCACTTTAAAACGATGGGTGTCCTTAAAGACCTCCTGCTGCCAACGTAGAAGTTTAAAGTTAAGTTCAGCCATTATTCGACATCCTTTGACTCCACGTCTTCAATGTCGTAGCTAACTTCTTCAGCATCAATAACAGGCGAAGACATCCCAGACACATTAATGACAATGCTAGGAGCACCGCCGCCTTGTTTGACTTGTTCAAATGAAGACACAGGAACAATCCTGTCCACGATTAGCTTCCATGCTGCTGACTGAGCCTTATGTTCAGGATCTAAGGCAGCATCGAAGATAGCCTCTAAGACCCTAGCTGACTTAGGAGAGTTAAGCATCCTAGCTTTGTACTCATCCATGATAGCCTTGTCACCAGCAGGCCTACCACGTAACTCTCTGTTACCTTTTTTCTTTGCTACGATCTCACCCTTCTTGGGTCTACCTGCTTTACGCTTAGGTGTTACTTCTACTTCATTAGACATGGTTAGCCTTGTAGAAAGCCTTAACGTCAGTAGACATCCACTGTACGAACGGTTTAAGGTCTTCAGGATTCAAGACATACCACTTACGGGTAGACATATCCCATTTACCACCTAAAGCTTTAACTTTGTCCTTATCGTTGTAAGGGACATCAAGATCAATACGCATACAGTGTTTTCTCCTTGTAGGAACACTTACTTTATTAAAAATAGACAACAAGCTTCCTCTATAGAGTAGCTTTAATGGGTAGCTTAATGACTAGCTCTATGGGTAGACAATAAGAATTAAACGTAATGTATAACAAATACAGTAAAAAGTCAAGAAGTATTTACATTAAATTAAACAATAAGTGGTATTTAACACCTATGTTCTTCATGTCGTCCTAGGAACTTTAGAGTCTCTACTTACTGTCTTGTTTTACTTGTTCCCGCATAAGGTTGAGCGTATCATATAAAATCTCAAAAGTCAAGTCTTTTTAGTCTATTTTGTCTATTTATTTTCTTTCTATCTTCATAGACCTCTACGACACTCCGTGTCTATGTGTCCTATCTTCATAGACCTCTTGTGTCCACTTCATAGGACTCATGAGATCTATGGCATTGCTCCTGTGTCCAGATTAGGTCTACATTAGTGTTGTATTTACACAACAGTCTATCTTAGTCCATAACTTCCTTGATTTATATAGCCTTTTTAGTTACTCATGGTCTTTTCTCTATTGACTTTTTTGTATGCTTTAGAGGCTCCCACAAAAGTAAACACAAAAGCTTACCCCTCCCCCCTATCAAGATGCTAATGAGAATCATTCTCTAATGACTCATCAGTCAGTAATGAACCTTACAAAGCTTACAATACTTACAAGTCTTACAATCCTTACAAAGCTTACAGTGTAGGGCAATGTAGCACCTATTACGTACACCCTAGACTCACCTGCATCAAGCACCTATATAGTGCATCCTAGATATCTCATGCACCACAATGAGACATAAATGCACCATGCTAGTGCTACCTGTGGATAACCCTTGTAAGCTGTGGATATCTTATCAGCTTGTGGATAACTATCTACAAAGCACGTAGCAGAGCCATGTCTGACAGTTGATAACCTGAGCATATCCTACAAAGTATCTGTAAGGTTCAGGTTGGCACAGTCCGTGCATAGTCTTTAGCATGGCACAAACGCCATGTCATCATCTAAGGATCACGATCATGTCAGACTTCATCACATACACCTCAGCTGCAGCCATCAAAGCCATTCGCAGACACAAGGGCAAGGCGTTCGTCACCATCGCAGGCTCAGAGTTCATGGTTGCCATTGAGAAGGCTGACCTCATCGCCTCCATGCAAGTAGAGGCAGACAACGGAGGAGGATGTCTCTGGTCTCTCCGAGTGGCTCCGTTCGGTCTCCAGATCGAGGCAGAGCAACAGTAAAATCGAATGTAGGTATTACTGTACAGAACCACAGTAGTACCTACAGCACACCATCACACACACAGGAGCACCACACCATGCAGTACAGCTACACATTCCACCATCGCAACGGCTTAGCGTACACAGTAGTAGCCTCACGTTATAGCCAAGCACGTAAGCACTTCCTACGTACCTTCTCAGGCTTCCTGACTGTGGTCTATAACGGCGGCTACCATGGCGCACCAGTACGCAACAAGTCCTGCATCAGCATTAAGTAAGGAGCACACATCATGTCAGCATCATTTCTCTACCATGACCACCACACCATCACCTTGCATAGTGACAACACAGTCACCTGTGACACCTGTTCACTCCCTTTGACTGTCGCCAATGCGGTTCATTTCATGGTGTCTAATAACGTCTACAAGCTCATCATTGATGGCGCACCATTAAAGCGAGTCAGTTAACATGAAAACCATCATCCACGTGAACCAGCACGCCATTCGCAGGAATATCAAGGCTGAGAAGCCTGAGCCTGTATTGACTGTCAAGACCTACAAATCCAACACGTACGCTCATGAGGTCAGCATTGAAGGCTCTAGCCGTATTGTCTACAGCCCACAAAAGCCACTCTCATGTGGTGCTAGGGTTTGGATTGAAACTGAATCAACTGTAACTATTTTGAAATAAGGGGAAACCATGTCTAACTTATCAATCATTCAAGACCATATCGAAGCCTCAGCGCCTTGCTCACTGTTCAGCGTAGGGGTATGGGTAGAAGATCAATTAAACGTCACCACGGTCGAATTGATGGGCATTCTAAACACTCTAGCTAAGGCAGGCACTATTGCCGTTACGTCTGATGAATCAGGCATCACAGTCGATCTAATCTAAACTCAAGGGGCCTATCATGCAAAACTCACTCGCTCAAACTGTCCTATACTGGCTCTACGCTGTCGCTATCGTGGTAGTGTGGCTTACTCTGTAATTATCAATCAACTTCTTAAGGATCAGATCATGCTTTACCAAACAATCGACAACGCTTCTCAATTCCGTGACCAATTCCACCGCTGTGGTCGTGGAGATCAATTCTCCTATGAGGCTCTAGGGCTTATCTTTGACTATCTCTCTGACTGTGGCTCTGATGTAGAGCTTGATGT